CAACCTTCTAAATTTCCTGCGTCGCGATGAAAGGGTGCAGGTATGTTGAAGTTTGAGATAGAACTTGTAAATAATCTTCCAAAGCGCCATTTTGCTGGGATATTACTTTCTATAATATGTTTTTGCCTTTCAAATATTGATGGTGTTATTTCTCTTACAACTTCTTCGGCTTCTTTACAAGCCAATAGCATTGCTTTAATAAATGTTTGTGCGGTTTTAACCTGATGAACACTCGACATACTTGGGTAAGGTCTGCGCATATGTGGTTTAGGCGGGCAAGAGCCAATGATTGTGCTATATTGTTTGACTTCGGCTGCACTATCACGCAACCCACTGGAACGTCGCATTTCACTCTTAGGAACTCTATCTGATAAAAGTTCTGCGTTTGCTATTTCAATATACTGCCGCAATTTACCCTGTATTTGTTTTATGTAAAACCCAACAGGCTCGCCCTCAAACATAAAGATTGTATCTTCTGTGATGTTAGGTTCTATATGCCCGCATATATCTCCTATTTGTACGTTGTGTTGTTGCTGGATTAGTTCTAATGTTTTCATAGAAGTAATTTTTTTCTTGCTATTTCTATATTGTTGTCGCTGCCAAAAATTTTTATATGCGTTCCATAATCCCAATTTTTTTTCTCTGCTATCCGAACAAGTGGATTGAATTTATATGCAAGATAAGTGCATTCCGCTTTACGCAAAGACTTCCTTTCTTCTGTTGAACCAAAACCACCTTTTGTATATCTTCGAAATTCGGGCACAATCCAATTTAATACTAATACGTTATTGTGTCGTATTAGGTTTTCTGCCGTCCATGCTACATCATCTATTAGCTGGGCTCTTATATCAAATTTATAGTTTGATTTTTTCACAAGCCAAAACCTACCATCAGCTAATCCTCTTGTTGTAAATCTGTTCCTTAAGTTTAATGGATTATCGTGCAAACCGAAACCGATTAAGTGTATTTTATTTTTCTCTGCTAATTCTATTAATTTGGGGAAATATATAAACATTTTTTTCAAAGAAATTATATCTTTGTTTTTGAACCGATATATGTGTTGATTCCCAAAATTTATATCTATCTTTTTTTGGTTGCTTTGTAAAATTTGTTCGGGAACTGATTTAATTTGTTTAAAATCGTCACACATAAATACTGCCCATTCGCCTTCATCCATCATATCTAATGCGGTATTTCTTTGATAGGCTAAACCCTTTTCATTATTAGTAATGAACGGCTTGCCATATAAGGTTTTGCCTTTCACAAATTTGTCATAATCTTCGTTAGAATGTATCAAAATGCTATGAGCTATATCATTTTCCCACAATGCTTTTGATGTAGTTGCAGTTTCGTACCTATTGTAAAAAAATGTAAATACTTTCACAACTTATTCTTTTCTTCTTTCAATTTTTCTATCAAAAACCCGCCGATATATAATTTTTGTTCTCGCCAAAATTTTACCAGTTCTTGCGCTTCTTCGTAATGTTCAGGTTCAAATTCTATTTGAATGGCTTTGCGAACCGAACTTGCCATCTCATTCATTTGGTCATCTATTTCAATTTCGTCAAGGATAGAATAATCTATTTCTTTTGTGATTGGTTGGAAATCTGGTATATTCAAACCCCATTCATCAAGGTCTGCAGCCGACCAATTATTCGCAAGGTCGTTCCAATCCCATTCTCCGAAGGATACATTGTCCTTAATTATGAATTCCTTTTGTTGTTCTTCGCTTAGGTTTGATGCTTTGATGATGGGTATTTCTTTTAATCCCGCTTCTTGGCAGGCTCGTAAGCGCATATTACCCCCTAAAACAATCATTTCATCATTGACTACGATAGGTCTAATTTCAAGCATCTGCGGAAACTCTTGGATTGACTTTACCAACTTTTGGAACTTACCATCCTTGATTATTCTCGGATTATTTGGGTTTAGTTTGATTTTTCCAATAGCAAATTTTTCTGTTTTCATATTATTTTGTAATTGTTAGTTGATAGATAAATTCCTGTTTGTTCTGCCCATAGTTTATCGCACTTCATTAATCCCTCATCTTTCATTCTTCTATAAGGTGTGTCTTGCCCTACATCGTGACCTATGTGTTCAGCCGTTAAGCCACCTAAGTAATAATTCAAATGCCCTGTTTGCTGAAGCCTAAATGAATAATCTCTATCCTGCATTCCATACGGGTCGTACACTTCGTTAAACTTTCCTATGGTTTCAATCGCTTTCATCGGTATTAAAACATTTCCAAACACCGCATCGGCTTTATGAATTGGTATTCCATCTATATAAGTTCTTTCTTCTAATCCTTCTACACAATGAATACCGCACATACCAGTATTAGGAATTGTTAGTGCGGCTTCTACCATTCTTTGTAGCCAATTCTCGGGCATTAAGATATCATTTGCCATCGTAACTATTGCATCGTATTGATAGCTTCTACTTATGCCGTAGTTTATTGCTTTTGATATGCCTTTCATTTCAACCTCTATAAAGTCAAAATTGAACCCCGCATTGGAAAAGTTTACGTTCTTTACCCTTTTGGTGTGTTCCTTTCTTTCGTAGTTTAATAAGATTACATTAACGAGCATTGCTTCCGATTTCTTTTACAGGTACTCCAGCATATTTATAGTAAGGTCTTAAAATAGATTTCTTTCCTACAAATGCAGATGCGCCAATCATACAACCTTCGGGTATTCTTATCTTTTGATGTAAGACCGCGTTCAATCCTATGTTACAATTCTTTTCTATTATCGTATGCCCTCCGACCTTTGCGCCACAACTTAATGTAACATTCTCAGTTAAGATAGCATCGTGACCTACGTGCGCGTGTTTCATAAGATAACAACCTCTCCCAATAATCGTTCTCTTATCCGTTCCGCTATCTACTGTAACCATTCCCGTTAATCTTGAACCCGACATTATCGTTACCAACCCTTCACAATGCTCATAGCCTTTCCACTCTGCAGGCGCACCAATAATACAATAAGGACCTATGTAAACATCGGGTTCGATAATTACATTTGGGTAGATTATTGCGGTAGGATGGATATACATTAGTTCATTAGTTTTAGGTAGTCGATTTCCTCATCTGCCTTGTCCTCTATAATTTCTTTCCTTTCGATTGTGTTTATTATGCTTCTTATGAGCCTTTCCTTTTCTTCGCTTTCCAAATGATAACTTTCCAATAGTTCCAGATTTAGCCATAACTCAACGACCATTTTTCTTTTTGAATTTACCTTGTGCGAGTATAGCCTTGTATGCTTTCTCGGCTTTCTCTTTTGTCTCAAACACACACGCACCATTACCGATGCGCCACTTTCCGTTCGAACATTTAATTACTGGCATATAACTCTTTTCTTAATTTATTAACCTTATGGAGATTGAAGTTCTCGTTACACCATTCGTAATTTGCTAACCCAATCTCTTGTCTATAAATAGCATCGGTGGCAAGTTTTTTAATTCCTTGGTACCAATCGGTTTGCTTATTTACCTTATAGACATAAGGCGCAGTATCATAAGGTGGGGTGTTTGAACATATTACAGGTATCTTTTTGCAAGCCGCTTCTAAGATTTTTAGATTAGATTTCATTGCGTTAAACTTGGTCGCACGCAAAGGAACAACCGAGACATCGGAATCGTTGTAAAAGTTCATATATTCCGTTACAGGCAAGTATCTTCTCGTTCCCCCTAACTTTAACCCACAAGTAAAATTTGATATCATCCTATGCCAGATAGCAGCGGAGCCAGCACCTTCATCATTGAATCCGCACAACTGAAAATGCACTTTGTTTTTTAATTGCACATCCGAAGCGACTTTCTTAAAAGGGAACTGAATAATCTTAATATCTTCTTCGTGTGTAATGGAGCCTGTATAAATGAATCTTATCTTATCACTTTCGGTTCTAACATCAACAAATTGGTCCTCATTAAAAGGTAGGGCATTTGGTAAGATAGCTACGTTTGAATTAATAGGTCGTATCTCATTCCAAAGTAATTCATTGGTACAAGTAACTAAATCAGCTATCTTAATGTGGTCAATAATTACTTGGCTTGGATATACCGAGTATAAAATATGAGAAGTATCTAAATACCAATAATCATCGATATCAACAATTAGCTTAAAGCCGTATTTACTTTTATATTCTAAGAGTTTATCGATGTGCGTATTCGGGATAAAACGATTGATTAAAAGAATATCGAACTTTTCCTCTAATACTTCTTCGGTTAATACATCGGTAAAATACGCATACGTTTTTTCCAAATAGTAAACAGGTAGCATAAGCCTATGATAGCCGACACCAGAGTTCTGTTGTGTTATTACAAGTATTCTCATTTCTTTGGTCTGCCTCTCTTTTTAGGTACATCAGGTTGTACAGATTCTTGTACAGATTGTTGTGCCGCTAAATTAATTTCATAAAACGTAATCAATCTTTTGAGCATATCGAATACACACTCCCCACACCAATAGGTTAAAATAAATTGCGGGTCTAAGTATTCGCGATACATTCTTTCATACTCTCCTAATACTTCAAAGGGAATGTTACGAGTGAATCCTAACTTAACGGATTCAAAATTAATAATGTGTTGTTGGCAAAATGCAATGTCTTGAGGTTTCATCGGTATAAATTATTTAAGAAGTTTCTAAAGAAAGGTGCTATCACTCCAGCACCGAACATACAAATTACCGCATCGGTTACTTGTATTGGCAATAAATACAAAGCTAACCCCACCCAAGCGGTTAAGCATAATGTACAATTAAACGGCTTAAAATTTATCTTCCATTTACGAGGGAACTCATTTTGTACGATAAAATAAAAGCTAAAGAAGTTAGCCGCTAATATAATTTCAATTAAGTTCATTATTTCGAATTTTATATTTCATTAGTATTTTAGCTTTACGAATTGTCTTAATCAACGACCGATAAGGTATTTTGGTTTCACGACTTATGGCTAATAGATTCTTTCCATTACTCGCGTAGAGTTTTAGTAATTCTGCTTCATACCAATGAAGAACACCTAATCCCTTTTCAAGTTTGTTTATTAAATCTTCGTTGTATTCTTCTTTTTGAATCTCGTAATGTACTGGGATTTCTTGATATACTTGCCGAAACTTTTTGTAAAAGTTGCTTCGGTCACTCTTAGCCATATTGAGAATGGTACGAACTATAAAATACTTGAGATATCCTTGTTCATACATTTCAAATAACTTGGCTTCATCCATTTCACAAAGTACTAAGAATACTTCTTGCCGTAAGTCATCTTGCAAATCAATAGGATTCATCTTACCGATAGCATCGTTGATATCGGTAGATAGGTACATTTCCTGTATTATTGATTCACGTTTACTCATAAAAACGTATTCTAAATTAACATATTATACCTCTTATTTTACTTATTCTTCTTCTTATTCTTATTATTATAGCCTACCCAATAGGGTATGCCATACCTATCAAATAGCTATCTTATAGGGTATAATTGACTGATTTACAATATACTATCTATTTGGTTATCAATAAGTTAGGAATTTGGCAAAAAAAAATCAATAAATTATTTGTTTATGTGGATAATAGGTTTGATATTTGATATCGAAAGCGGCAACAAAACCGCAATTACTAAACACCAAAAACAAAAAACTATGATTAACGTAACAAACCTGGAAACATCAAAAGGTAATGCAGCAGCAAATCAATTTTCGGTTAGAACAGAAAAAGGATTGTATTTTCAAAGTTATTCATCAAACATTGTTTTCATTCCAAACGATGGAACTCCCATTCAACTTGATGAAAGAACTTGGGATTATTCAAAAACAACAGGAAAGTACAGGAATATGTTTTTGGGTGAAACCAAAAAAGAAACAGAAAAGAAAATAGCATCAGGCAAATACATATTAACAAATCTTAACTAAACACTATGAAACCACAAGTCAAACTCCTAATCGCCCTCTTTTTGGTAGCTTACCTCATCGGATTACTTCAAGATAAATTTTGCTTATGAAAGTATTAAAGTTTATATTCGAAGTAGCATACTTCATTTTTGTATGCATTCCGATATTCTTAGTTCTCTACACCACTATTTGTATATTCTATAAAAACACCGAAAAATGAAAATCCAATTAAACTTCTCAGCCGAAACCGCCACTTACTTATTAGACAATCCGACCTCATTATTCAAAGTTCAGTTCGTAGATGCTAATGCAGTAACGGGCGAAATCACACTTGAATTTGATGCTATCAAAGCCGAATGGTTAGCGATGGGATTATTCCTCGCAGGTCAATCTTACACTATGAAACAAGTTAAAACCTTATTCAATGAAAACCGTATACCCGCCTAATCCCCCAAAAGATTTTAACGAGTGGATGAAATACATTTACTCGCTACTGAATACTCCATGCCGTTAAGGAGTTAAATATGCAACGGATTAGCAAAGGGGAGTGGTTCAATGGGTTATGGTCGCCACTCCCCAATTCTAAACACCACAAATAAAAACTATGTTAGCAAAGATTCAATCGCTTGTAAAAGCACCCAAAGGGCAACTAAACAAATTTGGTAACTATAAGTATCGTTCTTGTGAGGATATTGTAGAAGCCGTTAAACTCGTAATCAATCCGCTTGGCTATTACCTTACCTTGATAGATGAAATCGTTTTAATCGGTACAAGGGTTTACGTTAAGGCAACCGCTACTCTATCGAATGGCGAGCAAACGTATTCAGCTACCGCCTACGCAAGAGAAGAAGAAACCAAAAAAGGAATGGATGCGGCACAAGTAACGGGCGCAGCCAGTTCCTATGCTCGTAAGTATGCGCTTAACGGATTGTTCGCAATCGATGATACCAAGGATGCCGATGCTACTAATAACCACGATACACCAACGGAACAAGAGAAACAATTACTACGTAAATTAGTACATACATCAACACTTACTACATCGGGTGCAACTAATGCTTTTGCTTCGATAGATTCTTGTACTGACTATAAACAATATCAGCAATTACAACATCGGTTAGAATCTTTACAAGAACCAATCGACCAAATCGTTAATCCTTCGCAAAAGGATATTACTAACCACCTCAAAAAATCAGTAAAATGAACATTACTACCTACACCGATTTAAGCCTATTTGAGACCTCAAAAGGCGAAAGGCAAGAGTTTGCTCAAGTTGTCGTAAATAACGCAAAGGAAGGCTTAATAAACCCCTTAAAACTACATTTACAGGTTAAGTGCTTAGAAGATTTGATTAAGCAAATAACCAGCAATCCCGACTACAAAGAACTAACCTTAGACGAAGCCTATAAGTACGGCAAAACCTTTGAGCAATATAATGCCAAGTTTGAGATTAAAGAGATGGGTGTTAAATACGATTATGGTGCTTGTAATGACCCAATAATGAATGACCTATTAGGTCAGCAAGCCGAACTCGAAGAACGCATTAAAGAACGGCAAAAGTTCTTAAAAGCGATTCCCACTAAAGGATTAGAAACCTTAATCGAAGATGAGGTAGTTACATTGTACCCACCAGCCAAATCATCTACCACCACAATAAGTGTTAACTTAAAATGAAACAAGGTAAAAGCAATATCCCAATTTTAATCGAAGGCTATACGATAATGGTTTTCCTTAAATGGTATTACTTTGCAGAGATTAAGCCGACACCCGAAAACCCTTATGGCGAGCCTTACGACTTTACTTATGAAATCATTTGGCACGATGCGCCCGAAGAAATAGCAGAAGAAGAAATCATGCTTGAGATTGATAAAATAAGTATATTTGATATAATGGATTGTTAACCTCAAAATAAAAGCCATGTTAGCGAACATTCAGAAAGTCGGCAATTCGTACAGAGTACGAGTTCAGAAAAACGGCAAACGTGTAAGCAAATCTTTCACGAGCCGAAAGAAAGCATTGGAGTTCCGTAAGAAACTCGGTGTTTAGTAATGGCAACTCGGTTGGTGTAATTGGTAGCACCTTTCTTTGAAAATGCACAGGTTCGAACCCTGTACCGAGTTCTTTCTTTAACTTAAAACAAAAATCAAATGGAAAAGAAAATCTTCTGCGGTAGCGGAAAAAAGCGAAGCGACAACTGGATTAGTGCCTCTATCAATCTCGACAAGATTAAAGAACACATCCAAGAGTACAATGGAAGCAAGTTTATCAAAGTGAACATCAACGTAAAGCCTGAGCCTGACCAATACGGAAAAGATGTCGCTATCACGATTGATACTTGGAAACCCGAACCAAAAAGCAATTTCACTCACGACAATACACCACCTAACGACCTTCCGTTCTAATGGCAAAGAAACTAACCCCACTCCCCAAACTACTAAAGAAAGCGCAAACCATATACAATACTCACATTCGGGAACGAGATAAAAAGTTAGGTTGTATTTCTTGTGGCGCACAGGTAGAGCAAGCAGGGCATTATTTTTCGCAAGGCAATCATTCTTCACTTAGATTCGGATTACCTCACACACTCGCGTATCACAATACGAATGGGCAATGCATTCGGTGCAATATGTACCTGCATGGTAATCTAATAAAATATCGCCAAGGCTTAGTCAATCGCTATGGCGAAGATTTTGTGAAAGAATTAGAAGCCGAAGCCGATAATAACAGGCTCAAAAAATGGAGCAGGGATGAACTTGAAATCATAATCCAAACTTACAAATGAAACATTCAAGTAGCTTTCATTACGACCTTGACTTTGGCGAACGAACCGAAGATTGGCTTAACGAATTATTTAAGGATGGTAAAAAGATAGAAGTTAAGACCGACCGAATGGCGCACATAACAGGCAACGTATATGTAGAGGTTTATTCACGAGGCAAGGCATCTGGCATCTCAACCACTAAAGCAAATTATTGGGTATTCAAAATCGAAGAAAAAGATTATGCTTTAATTGTAAATGTGGAAAAGTTGAGGGATATTTGCAGAGTTATGCATCAAATAAACGGATTGACCAAAGGTGGGGATGAAGATACCTCGCAAGGAATTTTAATACCAATAAATTTAATTACACAATGAACACACCAAATCAAGCAAAAGAGTTAGTAGAAAAGTATTGTGACCTTTACGGAATCCAACCGAAGAACTTAAAACGAAAATCAGCCTACCCTTTTAAGGTTTTAATTAAGAACGGCAACTATATCAATATCGCTTCAATGCGAATGGCATTAGGATATTTTTTGTTTATGCATTTCCCTTTACGTATTAAAGAAGTAGCTACCTTAGTCGGGTATGCCGACCACTCAACACTTAGTTCGCAACGGAAACAAATAACTTCGTATATTCAAAATAACGATAGTTACTTTATGCCTTACTATTCGAGATTGTATAACTTGGCTACGGAACTTGGTGTATCAACGGAATATAAGCGAGCCTGCACGCAAGCCATTCCTTTTATGCGCTATGAATCAGAAACCTCTTTTTTAGAAAATATAAAATACTATGAAAATGCCTAAACGATTTACTGACACCGATATCTGGGAGAAAGAATGGTTCATGAGTTTAACACCTACCGAGAAATGCCTTGTAAAATATGTACGCGATAAATGCGATTTAGCTGGTATCTGGAAGCCTAACTTTATCTTAGCCTCTTATGTGATTGGCGAAAAGGTAAGCGAAGAAATGCTTATTAATATAGATAACGGAAAGCAATTTCAATGTTTACCCGATGGTAAGATTCTTTGCATTGACTTTGTACGATTCCAATACGGAAGCCAATTAAACCCTACAAGTCCTATTCATAAGAAGGTTATAGAATTACTATCTCGCTATGAAATAGAACACGATACCAAAGAAGTACAAGCCAAAGGATTTAACAAACCCACTATCGAAGATATCAAACTTGAAATGATGAATAAGTGGGATGAGAAGAATGCCACCTACCAAGCCAATAGATTTTATGATTATTATGAAAGCAACGGATGGTTCGTTGGTAAAAACAGAATGAAATCTTGGCGGCACGCAGTATCGGGATGGATGGCACGAACAAAAATAGAGCCACCAAAAGAAAGCATTGCCGAAAAATTAGCTATATTAGGAAATAAAAAATTTAGTGAACTATGAATAACCCAGCCTTTGAATACCTAAGACAATTCAAAAAGATTAGCGATGATACCGAGCAACTCGTAACCAAGTTTATTAAAAAGAAATATCCCGAAATTGGTTTGAACGAACTCGTGCAGATATTTGAAAACGGCATCGCGGGAGAATATGGTAAAGTATATTCTGCCGACCCCGAAACAATATTAGATTGGATAAGGAAACACATCACAAAAAAAGGAACAGAAAGAAGCTACTACGAATCGCCCTTGCTAACGGCTGATGTTTCAATCTATGATAATCGATATCCCGAAAAGCACGAAGATTGGAACAAAGAAGTTAACAAAGCCTATACTGCTTTTTTGAATGGAGTAAGCACAAACCAAATGCACCCTCATATTTACGATAGGCTAATGGTAGATAATAAGATTACACTTAACGCATATATGAACCACTACACCTCAGATATTACTATCGCCAAACAAAAAGTATTACAGGAATACTTTACAGGTTGCAAAGCAAAAGGATTTACTTACATTTATTTTATTAAGCAATGAACGCAGGTCAACGATACGAAGTATTCAAAGAGATTACTAACAACTCTTTTGTGGAATTAAGTTTGACTTATGCAAGAGCCTATGAACGTAACCCCAAGGCATTTATTAGCACCTATAAAAAGAATTTATCTATTAGGTTGGTTTGTAACTGGATTGTCTTTACTTACAAATACATCGGTGCGTTTGATGAATGTAAAACTCTTGGAAAGGATTTTACCGAGTGGGCAAATAGGCAACAAGTAGATGAAAAGTTCAAGAAGAATTTAGCTGAGTTTATGCTAATCATTTATTCAATACTTAGGAAATGAAATGTAAAAAATGCAAGCAAGTTAAAGCCATTGGGGAATATGCCGTATTCAAAGGCTATCGCAATAAAGAATGTAGAGCCTGTGCCAAAGGTTCAAGTACGTTTTTTTTACACCCAGAAAGTTTCTATAACCTATTCGTAGGTAAGGAAGAATGGCGGCATATGTACTTTGAAAAAACAATTACAAGTAGAAATAAATAATTATGGAACAACTATTAAAAAAATCAATTAAATACCTGCTTCTGCTATCGTTGATAGCTTGCCGACCAGAAGCGATTGAACCACCAAATAAGCTAACCTACGTTAGGTGGTATTCAGTAAGCAACCCTAACTATTACTTTAGCTTGATGGATTACGACCCTTGTAACCCCTTGTATGGTAGTTGTAAAGATTTGTACTGGCTTGATGTAAACGACAATAAGTTTGTAGCAAAGATTAATAAGGATACTATTTACCGCTACTCAAACCCTTTAATACCAGACACGTTACTAATTGTAAAGCACACCTACGATACATTGGTATTACGAATGAATGGATTAAATAATAAATATAAAAGATAATATGCACACAGAAGATTTGGGAATCATATTACTAATGGTAATTTGGTTTCAGTTAATACATATAACAAGTATCATAAAAAATAAAAACAAATAATATGGCACAACAAACAGCAGTAGAATGGTTCTATCAAAGAATATTAGCAAAAGATATAAACCAAGTATTTGAACAAGCCAACCAAATGCACAAGGAGCAGATAGTAGATGCTTATGAACAAGGAAGCAGTGATGAAATAATTGCTTATGATGGCACAAGGGATTTTAAACATGGCCTTAATTACTACAACGAAACATACAATAAATATAAAAAACAATAACAACAAGAAAATGAAAAAGATTTATCAATCCTTATTATGGCTCGAATTGTATCGCATTAAACTAATGGAAAAGGCTGGCAGACCTTAATTACTTCAACTCAACAAACCTAAACCCCATCTGCCACATAAATCTTGCGGTCTTAGAAGATTCTTTACTGACCTTAGTTTCCGACCAATCGGGATGCTTCAAATGAAAATGCTCGTGCAAAAGATAAAGCATATAACGGTAACCATGCAAGCGGCTATCAATCTCTAATTTATTATCTTCAGTATAGGCGATGCCGTAGGCACGTTCTTTGCCTAACTTACGATGAACTACTTGGTGTATCTTCTTCGCCATAAAAGTTTGAAGTATAAATTTCTTGGATTCCTATGTGAATAATGTAAAGAGCCATCTTGCGTATCATCATCACTAACTCCTTTTCTTCCTCATCCAACATCGCATAATCGTACTCGCCAATAGCATTGAGAGCATTCGTACACGCAGCGATATCTTCGTGCGGTGTTATATTCAACGGCTCAATAACTTCTTCCATTAGTAATCAGTTTTTATTCGTGGTATGCCCTTCCTTCTTGAAAATTCAATTACATCTTTCTCCACCTCGGCTCTCGATTGCTTCCGATATTTATCACAAAGAGGCTCGAGGATAGTCAACTTCTCTATCGGTGTTAACACTTTCATCATTTCTTGAATCTGCTTTTTGATAATCGGAAGGTCTTTGTGCGTCATAAATAGTTTGTATTTTTTCGAGATATAAAATTGCATCTAATAATTCTTCTTTCAAATGCTGAATCCACTCATCCAAAGATAGGTCTTTCCTATCCATAGTTGTTCCGTATTTCTTAACACCACGTTCCTCGCGTTCAATGAACTCTGCAAACACTTTAGCTAATATCTTACTCATCGTGAATGGTATTTACCGCAATCGTTACACTTATATTGTATCTGCTTCGTTCCACCAGCGGTTATTCTTGTTTTACTTATGACTACGTTATTTGAAGCACACTCGGGGCAAAGCCGCTTATCGTTGCTTAAAACAACCCCATAATGCGTTTTAGGAGTATCGTGCAACCTTAGTTCTTTGTGTACCTGTTCTAATAGCTTAACATCTTGCTTACAATAGTCAATCATCTTAGCCATTGACTTCTCGCACTTATTTAGTACGATATCTTTCCAAAGGTTAAAATCGGTCTTAATCTTCTTTCCTATTCCCAAGAAAGAAGCAATATAATCCAACCTATTAGAGTTGAAACGAAACTGCCTACGCGATAGCTTTAATGTGTCTATCGTTACGTATTTAGGGAATAATTCTATTCTATGATACAGGCACCGAGTGCGCACCCAAGGAAGGTCGAATTTGTCTCCGTTATGACCTACGAGTTCATCGGCTTGGTTAGCCACTTTGATAAACTCCTGTAAAAGTTTTTTGTCGGATTGGTTTTTATCCCAACTTAAAGAATGTACTTGCTTTTCATCTTCCCACTTATAGCAAATACAAATGATGGAACGTTCTTTAATGATGTTCGAGTAATCAATCTTTTGTTTGTAGCCAGCCGACCAGAATAGACCGATATTGGGGGATGTCTCAATATCAAAGTAGAGCCGCTTTCGTTTCATATATGTAAGTAGGTATTGTTGACTATTTTGCTAACTCAAAGTGCATCCAGTCGTAATCTTTTTCTACTCCATAGGAAATAAAATCATTCGCGTAAAAAATATCAATCATCGCTTTGTACTCAGGCTTGCTAAATTGAGCAATAGGCTTTTTAACCTTTAACCCGTTACGTGCTGGGTCTAAATCAATAGCTATACCAAAAGCGTGCCTACTCCATTTTGTTTTAGAGCCTCGCATTGTTCTTACGTTCACACACCCCCCAAATAAGTCAATACCTAATCGTTGCAGTTCGGTTAACCCATACTGAGCCAAAAGTTGATTAAATACATTCGTGAAGTTATCGGCAGCCAGTTCGTGGCATTGCATCTTTTGTACCTTAACCTTGGTATCCCAAGCTATCCGCATCGGGTAGGGTAAACCGATTATCGTAAAGTTATCGGGATTGCCAGCCGTTCCGTATTTGCTAACGATTTGAGCATCGGTTAAGAGTGCCATGCTATTATTTTTAGTATAGGTTTATAGAGTAGCCGAATAGAAATAACGAGTAAAAGCAAAATAAGCCAATTTAAGCGGCTTTTAGCTTTAGCCTTATATTCCTCTGTCTTTTCGGTTTGAACGGCTAATTTCGCCTCTAATAGCTTTATACGGGCATTATCAACCACTACTTGATTGATAGTATCTCTTATCCTAATGGTTTTTACTATCTTTTTTGTAAGTGGGAGCCTAAGTGTATCGGTATGGAAAACATCGCGGATAATATCCGCACCCCTTTGGTAAAAGGTATCGTAAGTGATTAAGGTATCGCTTTTGGTTTGGATGATGGTATCGTTTGCGCAATACCCCGAAGAAACAACAATCTCGGCAACGGCATCCAATTTTTGCTTATCGCGTAAAACCTGTTTTACAGGGTTACAAGACAAAAATAATAAACTAAGCAGTAGTATCCGCATCGCTGAAAAAGTTTGAGATAAACTTACCCACGACCGCAATAACCATAATAATCGTACCCGCTAACGGATGACCATTCAAAATAACAATAGAAGCACCGAAGGTGCCCGAAGCCGCTAAACTATCCCCGAAGATTCTTATTCTTTTGGGAGTAGGCTTAAAATATTCTTTTAATCCTATTTTCATTCTCTGTCTTGTTTGTTTTGTAATTGAATAGAAAGCTGGTTTAATTGTTGTGTAATTAAATCCAACTTCCTTGAGATTTGGTCATCTTGCTTTTCAACTACGTTCACTCTAATTTCTAATTCTTTAAGTTTCAAAGAAACCTTAACATAAATGCCAATCAAGCCACCAATAATGATGATGGCTTGACCAGCGATAAATAACATTACTTGCGTCATTTCGAATCTATCAAACTGAATAATGCAGGGTAATATTCGTCGGTTTCTACACTCTCAAGGTGTTCCAATTTGAGGTCTGCACCCCAAAGTTCGCTTACGTTGATTTCTTTTTCAGCCGTTAGCAAATCAAAATGTTCTTTGTTAAAGTCGGCAACCTTTTCGGAAGCAATTTCAATCATGCCTTCCTTTTCCTCGCCATGCTTCTTGAAAAGTTCACTCTTGGCTTCTTCGTAAAGTTTCAGTTCTTCACTTACTACTTTGTTCAGTCGTTGCAAGTAAACCTTCGTTTTCAAAGACATTTTCTGTTTTAACATACCTTGAGAAAGAACCTCGGTGCTTTCCCCTTGTCTTGTTACTCCGTTAAGTTCGTAATAGAGTGCGATTACTTCGTGTAGTTTCAGATTCATAGGTTTTTATTTTATATAGATTATTCTTGATTATTTACCCAAGGCAAGCCAAGATTCACAATCGGTGGGTTCTTTTGGTTTTCAATTTGCGAATCGATGTTTGCTTTTAACGAAGTTACATCTAAGCCATCTTCGAGCCAAGAAATAACTTGTTCCTCGGTCAAATCTGGGTAGGCGGTAAAGTCGGTTCCAGAAGGGGTTCCACAAGCCATAGAAGAATACACATCGGCAAAGTAGGTCTTATCTCCTACCACCTCGGTTCCCTGATACCTCCAATGGATTGTTTTAATAACATCGTGCAATTCCCCATCTTGAGGGGCGGTGTCTAATTGGGCGATAACCCAGTTGTAATTTGTCATTTTATTTTATTTTTAATTTGCGGTTACTAATCCAACATAATATGCTACTCCATCAATTTCAACTTGTGCATATCCATAATGTGAAACAGAGGTTACTGTTGCTGCACCAAGTTTCCAAGGCTTCTTTGTTCCCCCACTTGGGTCTCCTGTCTGTATTGAGCCTGTTGCTATTTGTACATCCCCCCCACTTGTTATTCTCATTCGCTCGGTGTCGCTTCCCGGATTAGTATAAAATACCATTGGAGTATTACCTCTTGCTAATAAAGACATTTCAGTTGAAGATGCCTGTATTCTTGCATAAGAAGTACCGCCTGCCTGCATTTCAATTAATGATGAATTTGTTCCATTAATTGTTAATGTTGTAAAGTTTGTTATTGCTAATGGAGAACTGCTACCAATCCCTACATTCCCCCCACTTGTTATTCTCATCTTTTCGCCATTACTACCACCCGTAGCAAATGTCATAGCATTTGTTCCATGATTGTATGCTATTGAACCATTTGGTGTTCCGCTATCTGCTTCATCAAAATCAATATAACTTAATGCACTTGCCCCTGCTTTTATTCTCATTCCTACATCAGCAGAACCTGATAAAGAAAGTGGTGCGTTGGGGTTAGTCGTACCTATACCTACATTTCCCCCACTTGTTATTATCATTCGCTCGGTATTTGAAGTCCCAAGTACTAAGGCACTTGCTCCCCCATTCCACACATAAGCATTATTTTGCAAAGGAGTATTAGCTACGGCACTTCCCCCAACACCTACATACATAGTTGCAGTAGAATTTGCGTTTGTAATGTTTACTGTTGAATAAGATGTTGTTCCATCGTTGTTAACTCTTACTTTATCTACTCCCGAATTGCTTGTTGTACCAATGAGTACATTCCCCCCACTTGTTATTCTCATTCGCTCGGTAGGGGCTGTATTTGTAGTCACATCTCTGGTTGCAAAATATAAAATACCTTTAGTGCTTGCAGTCGCATCGGTTGTTTGATAACCTATAACTGCTGGTTGTGTTGTTGCACCAACATATCCGAAACCTATTTCAGTTCTTTCATTTACCCCACCTCTTAAATCATTTAATATTAATCTTCTTGATTCTCCAAGTGTAGATAAATTTTGATTAAATGCAAGCTCTAAAATTGATTGACTGTTAGGGGAAGTCGTACCAATACCTACGTTGCCACTTCCTAAAATGGTCATTCTTGGAGTAGTAGGATTTCCCGTAGCAGTTGTACTACTTAAAAACTCCAAAGTTCCTGCTGCCGAATAGTTATTATGAATCATCCAAGACCTTGAATTTGTTGGGTCACTTGGTGAACTTCTTACTTTTAAGGATATACCTGACGCATCGTTATCTGAAGAAGTTATGCTTACATTTCCAATGTTTGCATTTACTGCACTTACAATGTTTAATGCTGTTGTTGGGTTAGTTGTACCTATACCTACGTTGCCACCACTTGTTATTCTCATTCGCTCCCCTGTTCCTGTTGCATTATCTCTTGTTAAAAAAGCTAAATATCCAGCAGCATTTCCAGCGGTTGAGTTTTCTTTTTTACCAGTAATATTTGCAAAAGGTATGTATAATGATGTCCCATTGTAATAGCCACCTAAACCAAGACTTCCCCCAACATCAACAGCAGCAGTTTCGGTAGTATATACATTTATGTTTCCTTGTGAGCTTGTTAAGGAATTATTTGAACCCCAAACTGTAAGTTTATTGTCTGGGTTAGTTGTACCTACACCAAGATTTCCCGAAGCATCCAAGGTCATAGCTTGTGTAAACGTGATAGAGTTTCCTGCGGTGCCTGAGGGGGCATTGTACCAACGATGTTCGCCACCTTGTTGTGCATATATTAATGAAAAATCACTATTAATATACTTGTTATTAGTGCCATCATCATAATAGTTTGTTCCAAAGAAGGCATCATTTCCTACATTTGTAGAAACCGATGTTACACCTATTTGAGCGGCTGTACGACCCGCACCTGCTACCCACGCACTTGGTGTTACTCCTAAACCTAAGTTGCCAGAGGCATCAAGGGTCATTTTTTGTGCATTGCTAATATTCCAATTGTGAGCCGTTGGAGTAGCTTGGTACATTGTGTTCTGCGAATTATCTAATAATATAAAACCACTCGCAGCAGATACCATATATAATGAAGCATCTGAACTTCTATTTAATAAACCAACAGTTGGGAAACCGCTTGAAGCACTTAATGTAAAACTTCCACCTATTGTAACAGTTGCACCATTATCTTGAACAATACTATTCCCTATTGCACTTGAACTTGTAAACTTAGGTATATAGTTGGTAGTGCCTGAGATAGAGGTAGAAGCAGCCGCACCAATGTCGGATAAAACCTCTGCTCCCGTTCTGTATTTAATTACTCCACTATCAGAAACTAAAAACTTATCGGTATCAGTAGTGGCATTTGCTATTACAGAAATTGTTACGTTACCAGAAGTGTCTATACTTAACCTCGAAAGCGATTCCGTTCCAAATGATAATGGCGCACTATTCAATGAAAATATCTGCGCATTTGAACTCGTAGCGGAAAGTTCTAAAAACCTACCCGTAATGCTATTTGATGTATTACCAAGCGCAATAATCGAACCTACCGTACCCCTTAAATCAAGAGCAGTATAGTTACTCGAACCACCAAAAGGAGTAATAGTTCCAATACCAATAGCAAATGTACCTTCATACATTATGGAATTTCCTATTGCACTTGTTCCAGTAAATTTTGGTATATAATTCGTAGTACCTGTTCCCGTTACTGGGTTTGTTAAAACCGCTTGGTATTGCGGAATATTTAACGTATTCCCGACCAAAGTTGCAGCACCGCTTGTGCCTGTCGTAGTAAGAGTTAAAGCACCCTGACCACCAATATCACTCAATACTTCGCTTCCTGTTCTAAAGTTTACAACATTGCTTCCGTTGAGAACAAGGAATTTATCGGTATCTACACCCGCATTTGAAACACTCGTTAAGGTAAGATTATTCGAAAAGGTTTTTGCACCGCTAATGGTTTGTGCAGTAGATAAAGTTACGTACCCATCCGCGATGTCGGTTTCAATGATAGTCGCTAACGAAGTAATAGTACACTTATAGGAATAACCCGATGAAGGGTCTCCCACTAACATTAAATCACTTAAACTTGGGGTTCGCGTTGAAAGTTCGGATATCTTTTTATTAGCCATTGTAACTTTTTAATATATAGAATTAAGCGGGATATTGGAATGTTGTCGGCACAACACATCTATTTGCCGTATAGGGTAAATCTATTGTAATATCGGCTCGAACACCAGCCAATAAATCGGGAGTATCTTCGGTAAAGAAATTCAAGGTAGCACTCAAGCCTTCATCGAACTCAAAATTGTTATACCTTAACTGCGCAATAATGTCTTGGCAGATTTCTAATTGGTCGCTCAATACCTCGGTCTCGTTAGTATCTTCGGGTAACATCCTATCAAAGAAATACAAAGAAAAATTTAAGACAACACTTTTCTCTTGTATGTTTCCACCTGTTAAATCAAAAAACAACGAAGGATAGATATTTTCCGTACCTCTCGATAGGTAATCACTTAGGTCTCCGAAGTACACACTTTTTATCTGCTCGTGTGCGTTCGCCACATTTGTTATCGTGGTTACTACTTGGTTTAAGGTCATTCTCTTGTTTTTGTAAGAAGATTTTTAACTTCTTTTGATTTTTTAATGAATAGGTCTTATTCGCCACAGCAACGATTTATGTTACCTTGATATTTTTCTTCAAAAGACATTCCCTTGCAATTATCATCATCGCCTAACCAAATTGAAGTAGTGTAGGCTTGTCTTTCGGGAACGATTGTATCGTACGTAGAGCCGGGATTATTGTATTCTGGGAACGTATTAAACCCACTTCTATCTAAAAGATATTTTACTAATCTTTGTTTGTAGAACTCGGCTCTTGTCTTATATCTATCGGCTACATCAATCAATTCCGCAGCACTTGGATTTTCTTGCCCTTCGCCCGTTTTTCTAATCAATCCCTTGTTGTAAAACTGATAACTCAACCCCATAGGAAGTTCGCTCATCACATAATACACTAACGTAGGGGTAATGTATGTATCTAATAGGTTGCTTTCTACTTGCGTTAAGTTATTGTTTTGAATCCCATCTTGCAACCTTTCATATAAAGCCGTTCCCAAAGCGGGAAGGATATACATATCTTGGGCCGTTAAAATCTCTGGATTCACTAACTTTTCATCGGTGTTAAAGTGCAATCCTGTTCTATCTTTTATTGTATCAACCGAGATAAATAATATATTTCTACTCATCGTTTATTTTTTAATAACTACTACTGCGTTCCAAGTGTGTCTGCATTTAGGGGAGTGTATTCCAGTATCGGGGATTGTCCACCAACCGCCAGCACGAGCAAAAACATCATATCCTAATCTTGCAGAGATTTGCTCAATCTCGCCACGAGTATATACTTTTTGCATAGCCATTAACTTTTGGCAAAAAGGTCTTGATGTCTTAATGTTTCTATCTTCAGCATCGGTTCTCAAATAATCCCACGAATATTCATACCGAACTAAAAAGGTTGTCTTTACAGGCTCATCAATAACCTTATTCAAAGGCTTCAATAACTTGCTGACCTTTGTTTCCGCATCGTAACTCAAAATATCAAGCGCAACCAATTTATTTATTCTATTCAAAACATCGGTTTCTTCAACCTCTAAAGCCTTGGCAATATCCTCGGGTGGAATACGTTTGTTTTTAGCGATTGTATCAAGGATTTTCTTATCCAAGGTATCATCTACCACTTCATCTCTGAAAGCCAATTCTTGCGCCTCTAAATCGCCTACAAACACCTTTCTGCGCGACACCACCTTATAGCTATCGGAATCTTCCCCAAATTGAGCGAACACATTCAACGTACTATCTATATCATCGAATCTTTGCTCATAAGAATCATCGCCAAGCCAAGTATTAACGGCATCATCATCTAATCCATACCCTTGCTTTAACATCGATATAGCTTGCTCGCGGCTTATCTTACCCTTATTGTACTCGCGAATAATCCTTTGAAAGTTCTGCCATTCCCTACCCTTCATACCTTTCAAATGCTCGTTTACCATCGCTTGCGTAGGCTCTGGTGTAGTAACATTTGTATATTGCGTAGGGTCAATGCCAATCTTTTCAAGAATCCATTCCTTCGGTGCGTTAGCAGCAATCACCGCCTCGCTAAACTCAAACCCTATCGGTTCAACGGGTTTGATATACAAATCCGAACTAACACCATTAATCTTAGCTAACTTATTAAACAAACTTTCTAAGAATTGTTGCTTGTCGTTTACATAAGTATTCTTAAACACTTCGTAGCCATCACGAATCTCACTACGAGTACCCAAAGAACCTTCAACCAAAATACCAAACAAAGAAGGAGTGGTAATCTGATGACCTGCAAAAATGTTTTGCTGAATCATACCATCTACTTGATTGAAATCTTCTTTAGTCAAATCTGAAGCACCCAAATCCTCAACGGCTGGCTTTTTAGCTATATCGCTAACAAAAGAAAGTATAAATTTCTTTCCATCACTACCCGAAAACCTATCGGTAAATCTTCTTTCGATATTTCTTTTCTCATCAGGCGAAGGCTCGCCATTTGGAAGGGTAATAAGTTTACTTGCAGAAAACCCTGTTTGCGCATTACCCAAAACGTGGCGAGAAACCTCTACATCACTTTCAATATAATTCAACGCACCAATGTAAGAAGGCAAAGCATACGTATCTAATCCGGGGCGATATTCCTTAACATAAAGAATCTGCTTGCCTACTTTATTTCCCGTATTATATGCAGGGATAACTTCTATTTCCTCTTTTCTATCTTGCCAATTACTTTTATAGAAGAATTGCGTATTGTCTTTTGTAGAACGCAGTTTGGTATAATCTATATGAGAAATACTTGCAATCTTACCGCCAATTTGTGACCAGATAATCTCTAAGTACGCACCACCGAAAACCTCAATATCAATAGATACCTTACGAGTTAAATCGTTTAGATTCTCATACGGATTCGGTCTATTAATAAAGGTTTCAGCCGTAGCATCATCTTCTTTAGATGCCCAACCATTTCCTGTAATGTAGTTTACCTTACCGCGTACAATAGCATTGTGCTTTGCACTTTTATTGTATAAATCCAAAAGGTAATTAGGGTAATCGTTCTTTTCGCCAAATTCGATATACCCTTGCCCTTTCTTTTCTCTATACTCAGGCTGCTTTGCCTCTGCAAAGTTCAATATGATAATATTATCCATCATCGTACTATAAATGTATTATTTGGTTGATACGTAGTGTAGTTAAAGGAAGTAGCTTCATTTAATCTCATTATGCCTGTCTCCAATAACGTAGTCGCATTGGCTGGGTTTGTATTCGTTGTAGAGGTTTGCTCATAAATAGCATACTCCCATTCCCCAGAATCATAGCCTTGGAAATAAGTATTCGTAGTTACGGAAAATTCATCGTATCGCTCTTTGTGAGCCGAGATATTAGCCGCTTGTAATAAAACAAAACTACGCACGATATTGCTACCCCTATGCGTAAATACAAATAAATAATTAGGAGAAGCTAATGTTTGCTTTTCCTTGAGTGTGAATATAATAGTATTCGTTTGCCCTTTATTAAGATATATCATACAACTAAATAGAAATTCACTCGCATTTTACCAAAAGAAAAAGCCACCCCTAAAGGGATGGCTCTAATCTACCTACCTATAACGAACTACGAAAGCCTTATGAGGTTAAACCTGCAATAATCCCGCTATTTACTTCGGGTGCAAGTTCTTTTTCTCCACCTGAGAAAGTAAGAGTGTAACCGCTTCTATCGCCTTGAGCCGTTCCAGTAGCGGCAGTACCGCCTGTTACATCTAAGCCAGTAAAGCGACCTAACAACCAATATTTGTCGTTAGCATCTTGCACTACTGCCATCAATGTATTTTTTGCCAACAACAAGATTTCGTTTCTTGTGTTAGCTTGCAGTTTGTTAAGAACGATTGAAAGTTCTTGAGCATAAAACACAGTACCATTCTCAACAGAGGAAGTAATGGTTTCAGTCAAAGCACCTGTATTCTTAACCAACTCATATTTGTAGAATACCTTACCCGCTGACTTCGTGATAGCAGAAACGATACCAGAAGCCTCGGTTACTGAACTCACGTTTGCGTGAGCAATCAACCATACCGCTTTGATACCGCCTAAACTTTCGCGACAATCGAGTGTGTATCCTTGTGTTAAAGCACAAGCCATTTTAATTATTTTTAAGAGTTATTAAAGAGTGGGTAACCCCGAAAGATTACCCACCTTTGAATTAGATAATGAAAGAAGCAATCTCATCCAAGAAGGCTACGTTAACACCCATCTTGAACTCGCTTACGAAACGAACTTGGTCAGCCTCTTTGGCATAGAAAAGTTCGAATCTTTCTTCTTCGTTGAGCAGGTCGGTTCCGAGGAACATATTGCTCAAACGGATAGCATAAATCTTGTTTACACCATTCAATCCGGGAGTAGCTACAACCTTGATAGGTGTTCCGGGCAAGAAGAACTCGCTATCGGCTTTACCATCGAAGGCATAGTTAAACATGTTAGCATTCTTCAGAGCAATAGTGTAAGTACGGAACACATCCTGACCGCACCAGATAGTCATATCATCTTTGCTTACTACTTGAGCAGGGATAGCCTTGTAAAGAGCATCGAAGATAGCAACTACGTTGGCAGTAGTGATAGAAGTGGCAGTACCACCATAATAGGTAGCATTGTTTGCTTCTACGGCAGAAGTACCAATCAGGGTAACCAAACCTTGGAATTTGTTAAGGTTTACGTTAGCTGAACCAGTAGCACCTTGCCACAGAGCAGTTTCCAATTGAGAAGCGATACGAGCAGCCTTCTTGTCGGTATAATCGGCAGCGAAAGCGATTGTGTCGTAACGACTTCCTTCGGGCAGAGCCTTCTGAAGATATTTAGCTTCAAGGTCTTTAGGGCAAAGAGATTCGTTAACTTTAATCTTACCAACAGTTACAGTGCGCTGAGTGAAAGTAGTAGAACCTGAGGCATTGAAACCGCAAGTACCACCGCTTTGGAAAATCGCGTCAGTATCCATAATGTTGATGGTCTCGGCAGATTTTACACCTACCATTACGTTTCCTTGAGATTTAATCAAAGAAGCGGTTTTGCTTCCGAGAACGGAAGAAGTTACCAATAGAGCTTCGTTCTCTTTGGTATAATTTGCTAATGCTGAAACATCAAAAGCCATTGTTATTAAATTTTAATTGTTTGAAAAATTATTTCTTAGTGTACAAATTGAGAAAACGTGAAATCTTGTCGTTCTTGCTTTCAAAGTGCTTGTTAAAAACCTCTTTAGGTTCGGTGGGTTGTACAGATGGAGTTTTAGTAAGTTCGATAACGACATCAGTTAGTTCTTGAATTGCTTTAGAGAACTTGTCTGCTTGTTCAGCCATCTTTACTTGTGCTTCATCTTTTTTCTTTCCGTAATCGGCAAGTTGTGCTTCCATTTCAGAAACTTTCTTCTTCAGGAGTTCAACTTCACTTACGGGTTCTTCAACAGGAACTTCGGGAGTTTCAATCTCTACGATAGTGGCATTTTCATCAAGAGTGATAACGATGCCATCAGCCAACGTATGCTCTCCAGCAGGTGCGGGAACTTCATTGCCAGCCTCATCTACGATAGAAACCTTACCGCCAAGTTCGAGTTTGTCAATCATTACTTTGGCTCCGCTTGCGAGAACATACTCGGCAAAGGAAGCGGCAACTACCTCGGGTTGAGCCTCGGCAAACATTGCTTTGATTTTCAAAAGTGCTTCTTGTGCAGTCATAAAAAATTTAACCATAAATAGTATAAAAGATTGTAAGTTACCACATAGAAAAAGGGGAGTGTAGAAACACCCCCCTTCAAACCTAAACAAACTATGAAAAACCTAATCTATTTGATTTAAGATTTCTATAATATCGCTCATCATCTTTTCCTCTATTGATTGTGGCTTGGAGTAATTAAAGATACCTTCGACCGAAAAGCCTTTAACCTTGCCGTCTTTAATCATGTTCCAAACTTCTTCATTCTCAACCTTAAAAGAACCAAACCAAGAACCTTCTTTAACATCTTCAAAGCCTTTCATTGGCTTGATTCCCCTTTTCTCATCTACTATCCAACTCTCAAACATCGTAACACCATCCATCACTTGACCGCTATCGTGCATCAAATTTACGTTGTTTTGGTAGCCTTTCTTAAAATACTTTTGAGCAATCTTTTTGATAGTGTCTTTAGTAAATACCACATAGTATTCTCCGTTTCCATCGTTTCTGTAAATAGGAGTGTCGGCTAACATCAAAGCACCCGTAATGATTCTTTCTTCTTCATCTTGAATAGCAAAACTTTGTCTTTCTATTTGATTTAACTTAGATTCTGCCCAACTCAAAGCACTTGCACCACCCCAAGCATCGTACATCAGTTGCCCGCAACCATCGCCATAGCCTTTAGAACTTTCGGCATTCTCTTTGTGTCTTGAAAGGAACGAATACATTCTTTTAATTGTTTCTACACTTATAGGCTCTCCGTTAGCTAATTGATTTGCCCTTTGCTTGCCTACGGGTGTGCCGCACGAACCCCACCCGTTTTCTTCTGCCCAATCTAAGGCATTTTGTGCGTTATTCTTTACTGCATCAGGATAATCCGAGTATGAATCTTGAAAAGCTAAGAAGGCTTTATCAATAGCGGGTCTATCTACTAAGGCAACGAAATCTACTTCTACGTTGCTTTCTAAGTCTTCGACAATATCCAAACGATATATTGGTAATTCTTTTTCCATAATACTAAATAGCTTTTTATCCTAATCTTGCCGCCCTATTAATTCTGCGGATTCTTTCTTGTGAATTAGTAACATCACTTTCAATTACATAGGCTCTATTTGTTGCGTTACCCATTTCTTGAATAGTGGTTGAATCTAATTGTGTTCTTGTATTTACTAATGGCGCAGAAGGTGCGATAGGCGCAGCGGCTTGTTGCCCGATAGCTTGTGTAGCACCCCCACCTCCAGGCACTTTAACCGAAGCAATTTGCTTTACCCTCGCAATACCCGATAAGACCGCAGGTGCAGCCATCAAATAAGGATATGCAGGGTTAGCAATCGTTATGGGACTCTTTGCGGCTTGCCTAAAGATAGTAGAAGCCGAAGTGAAGGTATCGATGGTTGCTTGTGCAATAGCCAAAGCCTTACCAGCGGCAGTATCTCTACCGACTAAATCAGTCAATCCAGAAACAACACCGCTTACACTTTGAGCAAGTGCAATTTTATTTTGATACACTTCTTCATCTAATGCCATTTCAGCATTATCCAATTCCTTCTTTCTTGCGAGGTATTGATTTCTATCGCTAATGCCTTTGTTGTAGTTTTCTTCGTTTATTCTTTGTTGTTCACTAATGGCTAATCTTCTAATCTCTAATTCTTGCGTTACATCGTTTTGTAGGTTTTGTAAATTGATTACCCTTAATTCATCAACCTTCTTTTGGAATGATGTTAATTGGTCGGTAGCAAGTTTGTCTTTTTCTTTAAGAAAGGTTTTATCAATCTCTTTATCAATCTCGTTTCTTTTCTTAATCCTTTCACGATTTGCTTCATCCGTAATTTGATTAAGTTCTCTTAGCCTTTCTTTGCGTTTCTTTTCTTCTTCTAATTCTTTTTCGGCTTCTTTTCTTCTATCCTCGGATGCTTTATCGGCTGCTTGCTTGTCTATGTTTTGGATGCTTAATTGAAAGCCTGCCCTTTGATTCTTGAGGTCTCCTAATTGCTTATCTAACTCTTGTAAAGTTTTCTCTCCTTCCTGTTCAACTTCTTCGGGGTCAAAAACTAAACTAGCAATACCACCAAAGAACTTTTCTTCTAATCCATAATCTTTGCCTAATGCTTTTCCTAATAAATCAACCCCCTTTAATACGGCAGTTATAGGAACAGAGATAAATTTAAGTATCCCCTCTAAGATTTCTTTATTGCGCTTAGATGCATCAATCTGCGCTTTTAGGGTTATTTTTTGTTGCTTAATGTTTTCTTCGGTAGCCTTAATTACTTGGTCGGTCTGCTTTATCTTAATGTTTAATATCTCTTTCTCACTTTTACCTTGTAACTTTAAGATATTCTCCTGACCGCCTATTGCAGATAATTTCTCCTTTTCTGCCTTTAGATTATCCTCTGTTTTCTTATTGAGTTCTTCTTGCTCGGCACTAACACCACTTACCGCACCTTTGATTTCATCCCAATAGGCAACGATAGTACCCAATGCCACAACAAGCAACCCAATACCCGTAGAACCAATAGCCGCCTTAATGCCCTTGAAAGCATCAATGGCTACGGCTTTCATTTGCTTGAAAGAATCTATACCTTCTCCGATGGCTTGCAATCCTTGCGATAGAGCCATAGCGGATTGAACCTTTAATAAGGTTTTTTGTACGTTCTCGCTTTCAACACCTACCAATCCTAAAGCACCCTGTACGGCAGAGAAGCCACCAGCAACGGCAGACAATGAAGAACTAAATGCTCGGAACTTAGCATCGGGATTAAAGGCATCGGTTAATGACTTAGCATCCCCAATGGCATCTTTCAATTCTGCGGCTCTCTTTGCTGCCGATACGGCTTGTTCTGATGTCGCACCAAACTTCTCTGATAACGCAGTTACCTCTGTTTGTGCTTCTCTTAATTGTTGTTTAAGTGAGCCTACCGATTTTGCGGCATCTCCACCATCTACTTGTATTTTTAAGCCTACTATTTCTTGTGCCATTATGCGTATGTTAATTCAATTACTTTAAGAAATTCACACTTCGTAGAATCGGGAACCATAGGGTTAAAATCAATTACTTTATTCAATCTCCAAAGAGAACCATCAATGTAAATCAATCTTGAAAAATCTAATGAGAAGATGTCAGACAATTTCAAGTAAACATAACAGGTCAACAACTTACTATCCTTGTCGGTAATCTCTGCAACATAGGAACTCCAAAATGCGTTATACATATTTGCACTTGGATATTGATTGGGCAACGTAAAGTAAATCTCTTTTGGCACACCGAAATTCAAATCCGAGGTAGGTAAATCTGGATTATCTAAATGCCCACCCCATCCGTAGGTAGTTAAGGCAGCACCGACATTACCGCCACCATTTCTGATATGCCAAGAAGAAACACCAGATATCTTACGAACTTGTAAGATTCGGATATTGCTTTCAACCTTATCTTCCGATTGCGTATTCTGCGTATTCGATAACTTGAAAATAGTAGAGAAGTGTTTATCCTCTCCTTGATATCCTACGACAACAGTGGGGCTAAAAATAACTTCAGCCACTTGCTTATCGGTAGAAAATTCGAAGCCAGTATCTTCGATATAATCGCCATAGGTTTGGTTGTATCGCTTAGCATAATCTTCGTTATAGAAATCGTTATCGGATTTGTACTTGTATTCAAAGTACCTTCCGTTCAATTCGCCCATCGGTGTTAGCTTGATGGCTTTTGCTCTATCAACTTTGTACGACCAATCTACGTTCTCAGCTAAGATATCATCCAATAATAATAAATCCGTATTGTCCACTAATAAGTTTTCTTCAAGGTCATTAACCTGCAAGAAGTTAGTGGTTGTTTGATAAAAGTCAACATACGGCTCAATTATCAAATGCTTACCTCGCGTTGTATCTTCAACAATATAAAGGTTCATCATCTTCACAATAGAAGCAACAAAATCCTTTTGAAAGATACCTTTTGGCAACGTATCGTTAATTGCTATCGTATCGCCATAACCGAGAGGCACTAATTGTGGGGTATTTGAAATAATAGACAACGAACCTTTTATTATGCTAACACCTAAACCACGTATATCCGTATTCATGTAAACGGATAAAGTATCGTTTTGTGTAAAGGTTTGGTTTGTTAGCTGAATGGTAAAAGAAAATAAATCCCCAGCATTCGGGCTGGCTGTATAGGTCGCTATCGGGTTTCCGTTCTTTCGTAAATCAAATATCAAAATAGTGCCTGTTTCTAAAACCTCGCCAGTAAGTTCCCAATTTATCGTTCCTGTAAATGGTGTTGCCGAAGCATAGGTAAACGTATCTTGTAGTGGGTTTATAGTAAAATTACCCAATGAAATTGGAGTCCAAGCTATCTCCCCAACATTTGTATAGGTTCTTACAGTTGCGGCTGCATCTAATCCCGTTGTGGTGCTTTTCTTAACATCCTTTTGGTTATTAGGAATGACTAACCTTTTGAAGAAGTTAGTATTAAAGAAGTTGCTTTCATAAGTGTAGCCAGCATTCGTGATAATCTTATCTAAATATTCCCTAACAAACATGGCAGGTCTAAAAGCCGAGAAATGCCAATTCTTTTTATTTGAGTGAGATACTTGCCCGTAATCAATTAAAGGATAGAAGTAGCCCATGCCAGAGGCAGTCGTACCGCTTGCTTGTTCCCACGAAGTAACGATATTCGTATAGTTCCACGCATGGTTGTATTGTGAGAAATCTAAATCTTCGAGTTTCTTTGTTCCGACTGCATTAACAAAACCACCGAGTTCGCCAAATACGACACATTCGTATTCTATCGTTCCCTTATCTATTGTGATTTCTATTAGGCGAAGTACACCTTTGAAGATTTGTATTTTGTCTATATAAATAACACAACTTGCTGCTTTGCTTGCGTTGAAGTTGTAACCCACGTTTGTTTCGGTGTCGTTATAGAAGTTAGCACTACCGAACTCGAATATGTGACCGAATAGTTTGTTGTTAACCGCATTGCCAGGAAGGATTATGGTTTTAGAAAAGTTAGTATTGCGAGCAGCAAAATCTTGTATATCATCAATAGCATAAGTAAACTCTGATGATAAATCTTGGCTTAAATCTAATCTATTATTCTCTAAATATATTTCGCTTGATATCATCGGTATTGTGAGTTAAGCTGGAATGCTAAATCAATATCCAATTCTAAGTTAAAGGTCTTGTCGGCAAATCGTTTCTTCTCTGTCCAATTCGCAGTAGAAATGTTGATAGGGATAAACTGCCCGTTTCTTTCCATATACACTTCGGGAGAAGCAATCAACTCTTTAAGCCAGTTGTAATCGGTTACGTTTATCCAATCACTGGTTAACTTATAGGTTAACTTTTGTTGCGTAGTAAAAGGTATTGTACCACCATATAAGCGACCATAAGAATCAACCATATCCATTGCGGTTGTCGCGGATTCGTATTCATATTGCAATCGCTGAAAGGATTTGCGCTCCACATTTCTTGTCTGTCTATTTACTAAAGTAAAATGAAATGTCTCATATCCACCGACTGCGTTTAAGAAGTGCAATGGGATGGTATCGTATTGCGTGCAAGATATGTTAACACGCATCGTATCGGTTTGAACACCATTTATCTTAATGCGAGCATCGTAATACTTGGTAGTTGAATTGATTATCGTTGTGCCTATGTAATTGTTCAAAGCGCGAGGCGAGATATCTACTAAGGCAAAATCCTTCCATGAGGTAGATGAGCCAGTAGATACGGTTGTTGTTGAGCCGTTGAATACCGCTACATCTATTGATAAGTTTTTAGTTGTATTCTCGGCATCGCTAAGAAACGAAGTATAAAGAGTACCCGTAGTTAATAAACTTTGCGGGAACTGAACTTGCGTTTTATCTCTATTAGTTAAGTAGAAACCTGTATAAGAACTATCGTATCGTGATGGGGATAAATAGGCATCTGAGGTAGGATTGTATAAATAATCCAATACATAGTTGTACCCAAACGAACTTTGTTCTTCTAAGTTGGTATATGTAACACCCCCGTATTCTTCTCCAAACTTTAATTCGTATTCAACATACACATCCGTTCCTGTATAGGGAAACGCACTATAAGAAGAAATGTTAGGCTTGAAATAAGATGCCCAATAGTTTCTTACTATTGGTGCTACGTTGAATACTCCCTTTGATGATACGGGTTGAGGAAAGGATTTGAGCCTTGCCACGAGGTTGTTGTTTACATACACATCACACACATATTTGAAGTTTGTTTGTGCGGTGTTTGTTGAACCTACTACAAACCATAACCCAGCATGAAGGGAACTATAATTTGCTGGTGTGCTATTTATTGTTATTGCCATCTTGTCTTATGTTTACTTGTATTTCTTTTCCTACAACCTTTGCTATCAACTTATTAAAGTTGCTGCCGAAGTATTTTTGTACTGCGTTATCGAAGTAACCTGTCTTTTTCAATCCTCTACGTTTAATATTTATTGAGGTTGCGTATGCTAATGATTTAAGCCTATCAGCCTCGTTGGTTACTTTAAGTAGCTTTTTCCTCTTTCGTTGTAATGCGGATAGATTCTTTTTTTGTGTTTCCCTTCTTCCGAAGCCTGCGTTTCTTCTATACCATTTAGCAATAGCAAGTTGCATTGCAAAACTCGGTCTATCGTTTTGAAACCTATAAGGGGAATCTCTATTTATTGATTTGCTTTCATCATACCCCTTTACACCCTTATTCACGAAGTCGTAATATTTAGCGGCTGCACTTTCCGCTGGGTAACCAATACTTATGCTTGAGCCATCCCATTCGGATTGTGTGATATCAGTAGCTAACGCACCTGTATCAATCTTACCCGCTTTCTCAAGATTCTCTTGTACTTGCTTAATGAACTCGCCTACAACTTCCCCTATTGCCTTTTCTAATCCCTTTAGGTCTTGTACTCGTGTAAATAATTCTTTGCTTTCCCCTAATGTATCAAGGAAAGCTAATATCTCATTTTGTAATTGGCTAATGCTTTTTGCCATAGGCTCTTTTTAGTTGCTCGGCTTCGTATTCCCCTTTCGCCTTGAGATAAGCAAGGTCGTTAAGGTATTGTAATAAAGGGATTTCATATGCCTGTTCCAAAGTGATTTTTTCGAAGGTAGCGACAAGCTCGGTCTGGAAAATCCATCCATAGTATCGCATAAAGTTTGATACACCACTTCGGCTTGATACCTGCTCATCTTCTTCATCATCTCGTGAATCAAATAATCCTTCGAACTCTTTATCCAATTTTTGTATACTTGATAAAAAAAAACCACACTTCCAAGAACTGCCGTAATCGGTGCTTCAAGCATATCTTGCGAATACTCCTCGTGGCGGCTTGCATCGTATTTATCCACCTTCCACCCGAATAATGTTTTCTTCATCGGCATTACCATACAAGCGGCAATCCTATGTAGGTTCGCGTTTACATCTTGCCCGAAGTGTTTTGTTTCAATATACCTCGCGGCTGGTATCTTTCTCACATCGTAGATACACTTATACCTTTTGCCGTTAACCTTAATGTACTTTTCTGGGTTCGGCTTTAGTTCTTCGTGTATAAAGCTAATCGACTTTAACAAAGGATTCAACTCCCCGATAGGTAGGGAATCAATCTCGTTCTCGGTCATTTTACTGCAAATAGCAGCCGACTGAATCGCTAAATCTAATTCGTTCAATTCCTTAGATTTTAGGAACAGGTCATTGAGTTGCTGCCATTGGAATACGGATATGTCTTTCCAGTTCATATCCTTAAATAGAGAAAAGCCTATCAGTTGTAAAGGATTGCTTGACTACTCAGGCGAAGGAATATTTTCCTTGCCCTGTGTTTCGGGTGTAGTGATGCCAAGCCAAAGCCAAAGCCATTACGCAGTCATCGTGGAAGCCTTGTGGTGCTGAATACTTAACCCCAGTAGCGGTATATTGATATTCGAATATCTCAAGTTCTTGTGTGATATGCCCTTCGGGAAAGGTTATCTTTCTTTGTTGGATAGCCGAGGCAAGACCTTCCATAAGTTGCTGCTTAGAGGTAGAGGTAAACTTAAACCCACTTACGGGCAAGCCTTCTCTTTGTAAATCTTCGAATATAGGGTCTCCCGCACCCGTTGAATCTATTAACGTAGGCACTTTGGGTAGGTTGCTAATTACTTGTTTTGTCTGCCGCCAATCCTTTTGAAAGCGGTCAAAATAGCTAACTGAGCCGTTCTTATCCAAGCCTACGATAACAGTATAGTCAATCGACTTCGCTAAATCGATACCAAACGCAATAGGAGGCTCGTGGCTGGCTTCAAATGTACATTGCTTGATGTAGGCACTTCCGAACGGATTAGAGGCATTTTCGGCAGGATTAGCCATATACTCTTGCTCGAATACAACTTCGGGTAGCTGAAGCCTTGCATCATCAATCTCGGTCTTGTCTATGTGGGGGTTGTCGTAGGTTGTAAACTTAAAGGATTGCCAATCTTGTTCGCCACCCTTTAGAAATAAGGAATAAAAGAAGTTCTTGCCTTTAGGGGTTGAGATAAACAAGGCTCGCCCTTTGTAATCGGTTAGGGTTGGTCGGATTGAATTAAGCCAGCCGTTTTCTAAATCAGGGATAAACGAGGCTTCATCTATAACCCCAAAGTGAAACTTCCTACCTCGTAGGTTGTCTAATCGTTCGCCTGTAAAGAAATAAACCGCACCGCCATTCGGGAACTTGATTGATAGTTCCGACTTGTTAGCCTCAAAAGGTACGGCTTTGCTTAATTGGTCAAAAAAGACACGAGCCAAATTATAGGTAGGGGTAACGTAGAAAACTTGCTTGCCTTCTAAGGCATTGACTATTATTTCTATTTGAGAAAGTTCCGACTTGCCAAACCTGCGCCCAGCCATTACTACGCGAAACCTTGCTGAACTATCAAGGATTGCTTGTTGGTTGGTATGTGGTGTTGGCAGTTCAATCCTCATAGAATTGTTTTGCCATTAACAAATACGACTTCGATTCTGCTATCGCTGCTAACCTGTTGCGTTTCTTTTGGCTTGCCGTAAACCCTTGTTAATAAAGTTTCTACAGAATATAAGCTACCTTTCTCTAAACTCTTTCTCATTGCATTGGCGATTGTTTTTTCCAAGATTGTCGCTTTTGGATTATCCCAAACCTTTTTAAGTTCATCTAAATCCATTTGCAGCATTACTTGAATAGTGTCGTTAATCTCGCTGAGTTTGTAGCCTTGCTCCCTAAGTAACGTTACATACTTTTTAGGTCTGCCATTCGGGTTTCTTACCTCGCCTTTCTTTGCTGGTATTAAATTATGTTCGTTTGCCATTTCTCTAATTTCCTTCTAATTTATTCAAGCCCTTTGAATGCTTTCAAAGGATAGAATACAAGGCTATTCCTATATCCACCTTCTTTTGTTGGTACGATAGGAGTAACCCCGTGAACGTTTCGCCAAGCGGGATAGACTAGCATTGAATTGTCGCTGCTATCCATTGTTGCAGCATAATCGGGTACGGTAGTATTACCGCCTGTTGCATTTTCCTTTTTCGCAATGATTACATTTACACAACCTTCTAAATTTCCTGCGTCGCGATGAAAGGGTGCAGGTATGTTGAAGTTTGAGATAGAACTTGTAAATAATCTTCCAAAGCGCCATTTTGCTGGGATATTAGTTTCTATAATATGTTTTTGCCTTTCAAATATTGATGGTGTTATTTCTCTTACAACTTCTTCGGCTTCTTTACAAGCCAATAGCATTGCTTTAATAAATGTTTGTGCGGTTTTAACCTGATGAACAC